ATCAGAGCAGCGCAGACGGTGGTTTATTTGGCGGAGGAGCATCAGACAGATGGGCGACGCAGGGGGCTGGAGGATGTGTTCGTATTATTTGGCCCGGAGATACAAGACAGTTTCCTTCAACCGATGCCGATACACCATAGGGGTAAGATATGAAATTTGTAAAATTAAACACGGAAAGGCAACCGCAAGAATGGCCTGTCGATTTCAACAGAATAAGGTTTGATAACCCCAGAGTTTCATTCCCTAAGAGTCCGGTAAACCGTGACTTTTCTTCTTATAATTTCGAACCTTTTCAATATTCAACTAAACCTGAGTTTGATCAAGACATGCAGAACATAGAAGAAATTTCTCCTGTGCTGTCTGATGGCGTTTGGGTTCAGACTTGGAATGTTACAGAAAAATATTCTGAATCCGAGAAAGCAGAAAAAATTGCTGAACGGGATTCTATTAATTTAGAAATGAGAAGTGCCCAAGAAAGGTTCGATAGAGACGCACTCCTACTTGAGACTGATTGGGTTGTCATTAAGGCTCTCGAGAACTCAGAGTCGGTAGATGCCGATATGACTGCCTATCGACAAGCACTGCGTGATGTGCCATCGCAGTCCGGATTTCCAGACGCAATAGTGTGGCCCACAAAACCAACGGAGTAATAAGATATGAGCAACGCTAGAAAAATTGCAGATTTAGCCTTAGTCACAGCAACTCCTGACGAGTTAAATCTCACTGATGGTTCGACCGCTGGTACGGTAGTCAATAGTAAGGCAGTAGTTTATGGTCCTGCGGGTGAAATAGCATTTAATCAATTGGTTCAAGACAGCGATTCTACTGTTTCGGGTGATTTTACCATATCTGGGGCGATCAAAGCAGATACCATAATCGAGACGATGTCAACGGTTGTGCCTGTGGACGACAGTATCGGTGGCAATGTATCTAAAATAAACGCAAACTATGACAAAGCATACAATCCTGCAATCGCCCCCTTTGTGGGTGGAGGACTTTCGTGCATCAGTGTGGTGGATGATGGTACTACATTGTATCTGTACAAAAATGGGGAAGGCGTGTATAAGAGTTCGATGTCTACCCCATTCGACACCGACACTCTTGGTGCTTGGACAGGACCAGTAGACTTATTCAGCACAGTTGATACGGGCATCAAGTCGATAAACTGGGCGTCTGATGGGATGTCCTTCTTAGCTACAAGTGGGTCGCCATTTGTGCACCAGTTCAATGTCACGACAGCTTGGGATATGAACTCAGCTACACTCAACCACACTTATAGTGGTTCGCCTAATGGACACACTGACATTGCATCAGCCGACTGGGAAAACGACGGCATGGTTTTTGTGATATGGCGTCAAGGGCAGACTGTCTGCTATCGTGTTGCTGTTACTTCAGCCTACGACCTGTCTGCGTCTCCGAATCCAACCGGAGGTGGAATCAGTTTTGAACCTACATCGGTCTACGGTGTTCTGTCAGCTTCTTTTATTAACGACGGCGCTGGAATCTGTATGGTCATGACCAATGGCACGGTCGTTTCTTTCGATTGTGATACAGTGGGAACAGTAGAAGACGGTATTAGCAACGGGCAAGTAGGCACATCGATGGTTGATTACAGCTCCAACGTCTATACCTTCGTTGGAGACGGGTTGGAGTTGTGGTCTACTTACAGTGATATTCTCACGATTCGTTATATGGACACTCTGAGTTATAGTATAACTCTCGATGCTTCCGTTGCTAACAACTTTGAGGTTACACTCACGGGACCATCAGTGGTAGAGTTTAGTAACATCCCTTCTGGTGCTTACGGTTCCTCACTATCTATCACACAGTCAGGCGATGGGTATCCTGTCACTTGGCCTACTGGAACTGTGTGGGCAGAAGGGGGAGCACCTACTTTATCATCATCTGATGTTGATGTGTTCGTACTAACCACTCACGATAGTGGGAATACATGGTATGGATTCGTCGGAGGATACGCTTTCGCATGAGTATCTCACGGAAAATAGTATCCACATCTAATGGTAGCAATGGCAGCAAAGGGCCCTTTGCTGACGACCTGTTCTCTTCTGATTTGTATAGGGGGAACGGCGTAAGGACAGTCATAGAGAACGGAATCCAGTTAGGAGATACCATTGACTACAACACCAACTCCTTAGATTTGACTGGGCATAACGGGAGAGCGACAGGATTAAATAGTTCCGATCTATCGTTATCTGGTAACTTCTATATTTCATTTTGGATCAAAACTCAGGCATATCAAAGCACCACAATGATTCTTGATGGTCGAACTTCGATCGGCGGGTCGCAAATGGTACTCTATTTCGAAGGTTCGTCGTTAGTTATTAGTAGAGGAACTGGGATCGTTTTATACGCAAACACTATTCATGCTGATCACCCTAACGAGTGGGTTCATGTCGTATTTTCGAGGATAGGAAGCACGTTATCTTCGTTTGTAGGTGGTGATAGGATCAACACGACACAGGATAGCGGGTCTTTCAGCTCCAGTTCAAATAATTTCTTGAACACGTTTTCCGGATATAACCAACCGTTGAGGAACTGCCAGTTCGCAGAACTTAAATTAGCGTCATCGCTTCCGACTGGAGCAAATCCGTACGACCCCACAAAAGAAACTTGCATCATACCCACAGGACCTGAAAAGGTTACCATAGGAACCAAGATTCTTTGCTTTAGTGGGTCTGATGGATCTTCTTCATTCTTACAGAACAAAGTCAATCAAAGTACTATTAGTGTCTCCGCCTCGACGACCGGAGAAAGTCCTTTCGGTGATAATCTACCCGTAGCAGTAGACGGTGCGGGTGGTATGGTTTGGATTAAGTCCAGGTCTATTGGACAACGTCATGCGATAGTCGATACGGGGAGAGGCGTAGAGAATGTGCTCGCGTCTGATGAAACCGGCGGGAATCGCCTTAGAGATTGGGTAGATTTCAACGATGACGGTTACACTATTAGAACGGGTGACACTGAAATGAACACCGCCGGTTGGGATTACGCCGCGTGGACATTCCGCAAGGCACCTTCGTTCTTCGACGTGGTGACGTACACGGGTACGGGTGTTGCAGGAAACGTAGAGATCCCCCATAACCTTGCCGCAACGCCGGGGATGGTAATTGTTAAAGACGCCAGTAACACCGGTGCTTGGTACGTTTGGCATAGAACCTTTAGCAACCCACTTGACGACTACTTGATCCTCAATCAAACTAACCAAACCGGCAACTCCTCGGGATTATGGGGGACGTCTGGGGTCACCTCTACCAGCTTCTCGGTTCAGGGCACTGGCTCTATGGACACCCTTAACAATGAGTACGTCGCCTACCTCTTCGCGCATGACCCCGACGAGGGCATGATCCAGTGCGGGAGTTTTGTACCAGCAGACACTTGGGGTAGTGTGATTGATTTAGGATGGGAGCCTCAGTTCCTTATGATCAAGAATGCAGACGGATCTGGTGATTGGGAGATGTATGACAACATGAGAGGGATTACTACGGGAGGTGCCGATCCGTTGTTATACCCGAACAAGCCTGATGTAGAAGTAGATTACGTCACCAACATCGATTTGCATCCCAACGGGTTTGAGCAAACCTTTAGCTCTAGTAATACTGAAGAGTTCATCTACATGGCGATACGCCGCCCGAACAAGCCAGCGAGTGAGTTCGAGCCGGAGGAGTTGTTTACTATTGACGACGCAGGGAACTCAACAGATCCTGCCTTTACCTCGGGGTTTCCTGTCGACATGGCGTTAAGAAGAAACCCCTCAGACGGGGCCAGTAATCCGGTTCATACTAGGCTGATTGCACCGGGAATTATGTACACCGACCTCACGAACCCTGTCTCAATCGATTCGAATTCGAAGTTTGACTACCAAGATGGGTGGAACTCAGCTACCAACCTCTCGACTATGATGTCGTGGATGTGGAGACGCGCACCTGGATTCTTCGATGTGGTGGCGTATACAGGCGACGGTAGCTCGTCGCGTGTGGTTCCTCATAACCTCGGCGCTAAGCCAGAGATGATCTGGATGAAGGTGAGAAGCGGCTCACTACCTAACGACCCGTGGCAGGTGCTTGTGGAGGGTTCTATCTTTCCCTTCGATGACAGTCAGGGTAGTTCGTTTGATCTAGACAGTAGAGTCACGGAGACCACGCTGACTGTGAACAGCGGCGTGGGATGGCTTACCAGAACAAACGCGGGAAACAATAACTACATAGCCTACCTATTTGCTTCAGTCGCAGGAATAAGTAAGGTCGGTAGTTACACGGGTACTGGTCAGAACCAAGTCATAGACTGTGGATTCTCTGCTGGCGCTCGTTTCCTAATGATAAAGAGGAATGATTCCAGCGGCGGCGGTTGGTTTGTATGGGACTCAGGACGAGGGTTCGAGAGCGGCCAGCCGATAAACTATCTTCGTCTAGATTCAACTATTAACCAACAAACTGGAAGATGGGTATATTCAAACGCACCCACTGGATTCGGTCTCAATCCCATGAACAGTTACGTCACTGAGGTGAACGTGCTAGGGCATGAATACATCTACTACGCAATTGCTTAAGGAGCAATACATGAAATACAGAAAGAGAACAGACGGCTCCTTGGTCACCAAGAGTCAACTCAAAGCAAGTAACACTGATACCAGTCTACCAAAAGTATGGACGACAGCAACACTCGACTTCCTTGGTGTGGATCCGGTTCTTTCCTCCACTCCGACAGTTCCAGGACAATATCAGTTTACAACGCCTGACGGTGTTGTTCAAGATAGTTCTGGTAACTGGATTCAGGCATGGCAAGTCAAAGATATGTTCACCGCAGACAGCGATGGATACGGTGTCGTGACCACTACTGTGAGCGAAAAGCAAGACGCATACGATTCTGATCAGTTACAGATTAGACGCGGAAATATGATAGCGAGCAACTCAAATTTGCGTCTTGCTATCAATGCTGCGGGTGAGTACAACAACCTCGTGACTTCTAGTGTCATCACTTCTAATCCAGAACTACAAATCCGGTTCAATCATACCGCCGAGATAAAGCGACTCGATCCTTGGTTGATTCAAGCAACTGAAGGTGTCCTGGATTCTGCTCAGTTGGATGCCTTATTTGACACAGCAATGTCCTATTAGTGGGTCACTAAATACTTGTCATGAATAAGGATTCGATATAATGTCTGACGAACAGAAAGATAATGATTTCGACTACACTCGCGAGACCCTCTACGACCTGATTGAAAAAGGTCGAGAGGGTATCGAAGAGATGATCGAGGTTGCTCGCCAGAGTGAACATCCAAGGGCGTATGAAGTTCTCGCCGGACTGATCAAAGATACTGCTCAGACATCTGAGAAGTTGATGGACCTTCATCGCAAGATCAAGTCTATTGATCAGATGATGTTGCCTGCTCCTGCCCAAGAAAGCAAAGGTGGAACCACCAACAACCTATTCATAGGTTCAACCACCGAACTCCAGCGAATGCTCAAGGACATCAAAGAAGAACCAGATGTCATTGATGTAACACCAGAAAAAGAGTAACCCCCAAACCTGACGCTTCTTCAAAATGGAAACCCTCGCCCAAATTTCGCGAGGTAAAAATTGAGTCAAAAAAGTCGATGACAGAAATACTTGATACTACCAAAAAGAAAGGTAATAACCATTATCTTGGCAACCCTCATGTCAAGAAAGATGGTGTAGAAGAAGACTGGAGTCAAGACAAGGTAGCAGAGTATGCCAGATGTATGGCAGATCCCGCATACTTTGCCAAGAAGCATGTAAAGGTAATCAACCTGAATGACGGTCTCGTCCCATTTGACCTGTATCCGTATCAGGAGAAGATGTTCAACCAGTTCCGAGACAATCGATTTAACATCGTTCTCGCCTGTCGACAGTCTGGTAAGTCAATCTCCTCGGTAGCATTCCTTCTCTGGTATGCTATGTTCAACCCAGAGCAAACTATCGCGATACTCGCTAACCGAGGTGCTACCTCTCGCGAGATGCTAGGTCGCGTGACCTTGATGCTGGAGAATCTACCGTTCTACCTACAGCCAGGATGTAAGACTCTCAATAAAGGTAATATCGACTTCAGCAACAATAGTCGTATCATCGCCGAATCTACCTCAAGTAGTTCTATTCGTGGATTCTCTGTAAACCTACTATTCCTAGATGAGTTCGCGTTTGTCGAAAAGGCATCAGAATTCTATACTTCTACCTATCCGGTAATTTCATCCGGTCAGGACACGAAGGTGATTATCACATCAACCGCAAATGGTATCGGTAATCAGTTCCATAAGATATGGCAGGGAGCAACACAGAGTGTCAACGAATACAAACCATTCAGGGTAGATTGGTGGGATGTCCCAGGAAGAGACGAGAAGTGGAAAGAAGAAACTATCGCTAACACTTCCGAACTCCAGTTTGATCAGGAATTCGGTAATACTTTCTTCGGTACCGGACAGACACTTATTAGTCCACAAACCCTGCTTTCGTTGAAAGCAGAACGACCGGTCGATATTCTTGAGGGCGGTGCCCTCTTAATCTACGATAGAGTTCGTAGCGACTCAAAGTACATCATAACTGTCGATGTAGCTAAAGGGAGAGGTCAGGATTATAGTACCTTTCAGGTCATTGATATTAGCAGTCGCCCGTTCAAACAGGTTGCCGTGTATCGAGATAATTTGATTTCTCCAATACTCTTTCCCACTATTATCTATAAGTATGCGAATCTCTACAATGAGGCATATGTCGTAATTGAGAGTAATGACGCTGGACAATTAGTTTGTCACGGTCTGTACAACGAACTCGAGTATGAAAATGTCCACATGAGTTCTGCGATCAAGGCATCCGGTATTGGTATTGAGATGACTCGTAGAACAAAGCGACTGGGTTGCTCTGGTTTCAAAGATCTCCTCGAGGAGAACAAACTGGAGGTGGTGGATGAAGAAACAATCATGGAGATATCTACCTTTGAAGCGAAGGGTGCCTCCTACGAAGCATCTGACGGAAACCACGATGACCTCGTAATGAACTTCGTGATGTTCGGTTACTTTATCACTATGCCGCAGTTCCAAGAGATGACCGACATCAATGTGAAGCAACTCATGTTCAAACAACGCATGGCAGAAATCGAGGCAGATGTCCCACCATTCGGGTTCCAAGCAAACTACTCGGTAGAAGATGACATCACATACGAAGAGAGAATGGATCCGTGGAGTTTGGTGAGAAGGGAAGATGAAGAGGACGAGGGTCCAACGGACTTTCGCTGGATGCCCTAAATAACTCAATAGTATAAATAAACTTCATGTGACAGTCTCTTAATAGTGCTGCAACCTTATTATGCTAACCTAACCTTATTATAAGATTCTCGAGAGGAACTAAAAATGGCACTTACTACTCCATCAATGTCTCCCGCCGTTATTGTAAGAGAATTCGACCTGACGGGCGTTGCCCCTAATGTTGAGTCTTCTTTATCCGGCATGGTAGGCAAGTTTAAGTGGGGACCTGTCAATCAACCTGTTCTGTTGTCCAATGAGCAAGACCTTGCTGATACATTTGGAACACCAGACGCTGATGGAGCAGTAGATTTCTACTCCGCTTCACAGTTTCTCAGGTATTCAGGTAACCTTTACGTTTGCAGAACTACACCTTCTGGTGTTGTCGCTCTAGGCGATTCTGCTACTAACGCAACAATCACCGGCACTAAAACGCAGGCAAACAACAATATTCATTTCGAGCAGCAAAACATCGATGAGATGTTTCTGGCGAAGTATCCTGGCGATATCGGTAACTCGATCGCAGTCAAGGTATTCGCTCGCGCTACTGGAAAAACGGACGAGCAGCACGACAGCGATTTCCAAGCATGGACATACTCTGAGTTCTTTGACGATGTTCCTGGAACTTCTGTTTGGGCAAATAATCAAGCTGGTCCTGTAACGAATGACGAAGTACACATCGTTGTTGTAGACTCTGACGGCGCTATCTCAGGCACCAAGGACACTATCCTTGAAACTTTCGCATTCGTATCTGTTGCGAAAGGTGCTAAGACTGCTGACGGCGGAAACAACTACACCAAGACAGTTATCAACGAAGGATCAGGTTATGTCTGGTTCGGCGATTGGGATACTGCCTTTGACTCAGCAGTTGGTAGCAACTGGGGTACTATTCCACCCCGATCTGCTCCAATCGACTATGCCACAGGAAACAAATCCTTGCTGGTTGCTGGTATGTCTGGTGGAACTGACGGTGCTGCTTTGGACCTCGGAGACTACAAGATTGGATTCGACGAGTATGAGCAAATCGACGAGATCGATGTTCAAATGCTTATCTGTCCAGGAATGAACACCGATGATGATCAAGTATCTATCGTATCATATGTGACTAGCATTGCTGGTAGCATCCGAAAGGACGCAATCGCAGTGACTTCACCCAACCGAGCAGCAGTCGTAAACAACTACGACGCAGTAAAAGCAACGTTGGAAACTACTGATCGATTCCCTGCTTCTTCATACCTAGTAGTCGATAACAACTACCTGCGAACCTATGACAAGTACAATGACCAGTGGATCTACATCCCTGCTGCCTCTACCACTGCTGGTATCATGGCAAAAGCGGATTACAACTACGGTCCTTGGTGGTCACCTGCTGGTGAGAAACGTGGAGAGTATCTCGGTGTAAGCAACCTCGCTTATTCACCGAACAAGAGTGATCGTGATCAACTGTATAAGAAAGGTGTAAACCCAATCGTCCAGTTCGCTGGTCGTGGTATCCTACTCTTTGGTGACAAGACTAAGTTGTCTCGTCCATCAGCATTTGACCGAATCAACGTTCGCCGTTTGTTCCTTGTCCTCGAGAAATCTATCGGGCAGGCAGCACGCAACTTCTTGTTTGAATTCAACGATGAGTTTACTCGCGCAGAATTCACAGCAATCGTAGAACCTCTTCTTCGTGAAGTTCAAGCACGTCGCGGTATCCAGGACTTCTATGTCCAGTGTGACGAGTTGAACAACACACCTGAGGTCATCGATCGCAACGAGATGGTCGCAACGATGTTCATCAAACCCGCCCGTTCCATCAACTTCATCACCCTGAACTTTGTCGCTACGCGAACAGGTTTGGATTTTGACGAAGTTGTTGGTCGAGTTTCATTTTAATCATACCTCTAGGAGAAAATAGTAATGGCAAATTATAGAGTAGATGATTTCAGAGGTAAGTTGCAGGGTGGTGGTGCTCGCGCCAACATGTTCGAGGTGAACGTTACGTTTCCTGGATATGCTGGTGGAGATACCGAACTGACCAACTTCATGTGCCGATCAGCACAACTTCCTGCTTCGATCGTCGGACTGGTAGAAGTACCTTTCCGAGGACGAATCATCAAGTTAGCTGGTGATCGTACATTTGAACCTTGGACAATCACTGTATACAACGATACTACATTCGAAGTGCGCGATTCTTTCGAGCGCTGGATGAATGGTCTCAACACTCACATCACCAACCTCGGTGTCGAGTCGAATAACTCTGGACTTGGTGGTTATGCCGCCAACATGGAAGTCATTCAACTTGATCAGTTGGGTGGTACTGCTAAGAAGTACACGTTGAAGAACGCATTTCCACTCAACGTTGCTGCTATCGACCTTGACTACGCACAGGTAGGCGAGATCGAGCAGTTCCAGGTGACCATTGAGTATGACTACTGGACTAACGATAACGTCTCGTAAAATCCTTTATAAGTAGTACTGACGAGGGGGAGTTCGCTCCCCCTCTTTCTTTCCACAGTGAGACACTTAAATGGATGATAGAAAGCAAGGACTAAAACTCTTCGGGTTCGAGATCAATCGGACAAAGAAAGACGAAGAAGCAGTTACCCCTATTCCCGCAGGATCAGTGGTTCCACCTACTGACGATGACGGCACTGGGTATGTAACATCACCTGCCTACCACTATGGTATGCACCTGGACATATATGCTGATCTACAAGTAAAGGATCACGCAGACCTAATTCGCAAATATCGAGCAATGGCAATACAACCAGAAGTCGATATGGCAATCGAAGAAATCGTAAACGAAGCAATCGTCCATCCACAGTATGATGAATCCAAAATCATTGATGTGAATGTCGATAGGGTTGATGTTTCCGAAAGTATCAGAAAGAGAATCAAAGAAGAATTTGACTACATCCTCAAGTTGATGTCGTTCAGTGAACGTGCTCATGATATGTTCCGGAACTGGTACATCGACGGAAGACTGTACCATCACCTTGTTATTGACAAAGACAACCTCAAGGCAGGCATCAAAGAAGTCAGACACATTGACTCACTCAAGATGCGCAAAGTAAAGCATGTCAAGAAGAAGGAAGATAAGGCAACTGGTGTCACAGTGATAGACAAGGTAGACGAGTTCTACATCTACACTGAAAAGGCTGCTGGCAACTGTGGTCCTGGAACTGCTAGTGCGCAAGGGCAGGACATAAAGGGTAATGCGGTTCGACTCAGCAATGACTCTGTCAGTTATGTTACCTCTGGACTCCTTGATGAGATGCGATCAAAAGTTATCTCACACTTGCACAAAGCAATGCG